AGTTCAGAGCGTCGTTCTCTGGAAAGACTAGAGATGCAAATCAAAACAGATCTGCACACTTCCATCGGTTACGAAGTAGAAACCAACTAGAAAGGAGGAGGGGAGCCAAGGCTCCCCTATTTTCATATGGAATATGACACAAGACACGGCGGTCCATTCGATAGAGGTGGCGCAGATTATTACTACCATCGACCCATAGATCCACACTATTTTATAGGAGGTACATCCACTAGCGAAAAAATCATCGAGCTAACGCCCGAAGAAAGAGGAGCTTACATAGCGGGCTACGAACAAGCCGAAGAAAACGGACACCAGAAAGATTGGGGGTGAAACAAGGGGAGCTGCGGCTCCCCTTTCTTTTCGCCAGGGACCTGGCCCCCGGTTATAAAACCGCAGGGCCGCAGGGCCGCAGAGAAAACAACGAAACCGCAGGGCCGCAGGGCCGCAGGGCCGCAGAGATTCACACAAAATTAAATGACTTTTTACTTGTGGAATACTTGTAGTCTGATAATATAAACGAGTTAACTAGAAAGGAATTATCACTATGAAATCAGCTATCATATACAACGGGCCGAGCCTATTGGATGGTAAGCCTATCGTCGCAATTGCGACCTACTCAAACCGCAATACTAAAACGGGGCACGTAGTCCAAACTTATATATTGCGTTCCGATATTAACCCACTGGAAGCCAGTAAAACGGGCGAAGATTACAGCATTTGCGGCGACTGTACCATGCGCGGCGAAGTAACAACGGACCCAAACCGCAAACAAGCTAAAGGTCGTCGTTGCTATGTCAATCTAGGGCAAGGCGTCTTGATTGTTTACAAGGCATTCTTGCGCGGAGTTTATAAAGAGGGCGACGCGGCGACCATGGGTCGCGGACGTTTCGTCCGCGTTGGAACCTACGGCGACCCCGCCGCCGTTCCCCCCAAAGTTTGGGAGGATCTACTAGCAGAATGCCAAACTTTTACAGCATATTCTCACCAAAGCGGCTGGCGTCCAGATATCGCGATGCAATCCGCGGACAGTCGCGCCCAAGCTATCGCCCATTGGAAAGCAGGCAGGCGCACGTTCCGCGTAATCGCGGACCTTGGCGACTTAGACAAGGCGAACGAAGCCCTTTGTCCCGCATCAAAAGAAGCAGGGCGGCGCGTCCAGTGTACAGCCTGCAAGCTTTGCAAAGGATCGAGCCTTGGAAAATCAATCGCAATAGTAGAACACTAAAACTCGATGGAAGGGGGGAGCTGCGGCGTCCCCTTTTTTTGTCGCCAGGATTCCTGGCGCTTGCACCGCGGCCCGCGGCCCGATAGTATCAAGGCGCAGGGTCGCAGAGCCGCAGAGCCGCAGAAATCCTAGCCTCTAAAAGGGGACGCAGGGCGCAGAACAAGGACGCAGGGCGCAGGAACCGCGCTCCTTGGGCCGCAGAGATGCCGCCACTAGCAAGCAAACCCCCCTGATCCCCCTCAAATAAAAGTATATCACCCTCCTTGGTCCTCTTTACCAAGAAGAAATTGGCACCGCCACGCGCCCAATATGCAGCATTCCAAGCGACTTGATGAGGCGAGACATTTACTGCGTTGCTCTTGGTTGCTTTTAATTCACACCAAAACGACAACCCATCCCAAACCATATGCACGTCTGGAACGCCGCCGCCATGGACGTTTTCAATCCTCGTTGCGAAGCACTTCTTTGGTAAGTTCTGCCTTATCGTGTTCCAAAAGTTTGCTTCTGGTCCCTTGCTCATCAGTGATGTCCTTGTACTGTCCTTCGATTAAGAACGCTTGCGGATACTGCTTCTGCAATAAGGCTAATCTTGCTGTAATCTCATCCCTTGAAAGCTGATCCATGGTGTTAATGTTTTCGCGTCTATCAATAGTCAAACCACCAAGAGCAGAACGTATCTTCTCTGCATTTATAGCGGCAGAAAATTGTCCTGCATCCTCCGCTCCTGCGGATAATTGGTGTAGTCTTTCCAGTTGTCCAAGAGTAGTGACCCCATACCTACGCTCACGCTCCTCTCGTAGCTCAGTGATGTACTCCAAGACATGGGGATAATCTTTTCCATTCAACAGACGCGATGCATGTTCAGTGGCGCGTTCATCTGTGAACCCTGCCAACCTAGCGCACTCAGCGTTAGAGTAGATGCCTTCCACAATCTTTTGAGCGAAAGTCATCTGCCTATTTGTTAGCTGTCTGCCATGTTCTTTTTCGATCTTTTGTTTTATAGAACCCATTTCAAACCTCTATCCTTTCAACAACTTTACAACAACTAGAGCAGGGCATCAACTGAGTACACCTGATTACGGTGTTTTTCTCTTGTTTGTAGAACTGTTACAAGTATCTTATGGTTTACTACCAGAGCTACACCGTAATCATTTGCACTTGAAGTGTCCTCATTTTTCTAAAGTGTCCTCAATGCACCCCTTATTTATATGAAATGATTACAATGATTACGGTGAGTACACGTTTTTTTTNGAAAAAAAAAAAAAACTTAATAATCTAGAGATTCAGTGTACTCAGTGTACTCACAAAATAATTCTTGACAGGCATTGTCACCTCAATTAGTCTACAAGTATTCAACAACTACGAAAGGAAAGATTATGGACTTAACAATGAAAGCAATCAAGCACAGTGAGTGGGCAAGCGAAGAAACATTTTGCTACCAAGGCAATGTGTATCTGGACGGTAAACTATTTGCACATGTAAGCAACGATGGACATGGTGGCAGTGACCGTGTTTATGGCAACGATAAATTCAAGGGCGACTACCGCGAAACGCGGAACGCGATTGATGAGTATTTAAATTCTCTACCTAAAGACAAGAGTGAGTGGTTTCCAGAAGGTTTGTCTAAGACCTTTGAGAGTTGGTGCCATGAGCAAGTAGTGAACTTTTTGATCCGCAAGGATGTGAGAAGGATCATGAGCAAGAAGTATTTATTCAAGTGCGATGATGGATTGTTTGATGTTTCACACAATGTAAATCCTGCACGAATACTTCGTGATCATCCAGAGGCGGTGATCTTGAATAATTTACCAGAAGCGGAAGCGATAGCTATTTACACAAAGGAGACATCATAATGGACAGACAATTAGTAAAGCAATTTCGTGCGGACATGCAGTCAGTTTTGGATGCGTCTGATCTTAGTAAGAACTTAACGATTGAGGTTGGCAATGCCACCTTTGATGATGACACGGTGACCTTTAAGGTTGTGTTAAAGAAGGAGGGAGCGTTGTCCAAGGAGGCCAAAGATTTGGTTGGTATGGCAGGGTTATACGATTTGGATATAAACAAGATTGGGACGCATGGTTTGAACACTTATTCTCTTGTTGGTTACAAAAGCAGGGCGCGTAAGAATCCATGGATTATTCAGAATTTAACCAAGGGCGGTGAATACGTTATCGACACTTACACTGCTAAGAAATTTTTTAGCAGAGAGGAGGTGGTGTAATGCCTAATCATTGTAGTCAAGGTGTATATCTCCACGGTCCAAGGACCGTGGTAGAGCAATTATTTGATCAGTTAAAAAGTAATGGTAGGTTTTGTGACGTTGTATCACCTATGCCTTTTGAGATGTGGGTCGCGGACGATGTGGTGGACACAAGGTACGGTTTGTCCTCTTCTCCTGCTTGGTATCAGTGGCGATTGGATCATTGGGATACCAAATGGGATGTGTGTGACGTTGAGATTACGCAGGAGATTGAGCATAGCGGAGACATGTTTGATAAGGATGCGAAGTCATGGTTTTCGTTTAGTTGTTGGACTGCGTGGGGGCCACCGATGGCGGTGTGGGATAAGTTGCATGGTATGGGGGTTGAGGTTCAAGCGGATTATGAGGACGAGGGGATGATGTTTGCAGGAGAGTATCATCATGGTGAGAAGAGAGAGTGGGAACCTGAGATGGAGGAGGACGAAGCATGTTAGAAGCAAAGATTAAACTTTGGGACGAGAACAAAGTCCCTTTGGGAGAGTTAACTGTTCCGTCTAATAGTGACGGATTCACTTCCACTGAGGATTTCGTTGTAATGTGTTGGGATGCCGCTGATAAAATGGCTTTGACCCTTACTCCCTCAGACAATTGGGGAATGGAAATGACCATCACCTGTGATTTNACTGAGAATAAACAGTGGGAACCTGAGATGGAGGAGGCTCAATGAAAAACTGTACGTGTTCTCGTTGTGTTAGTGACCGTGAGATGGATGAAATGTTGGATGAGATATTCAGCAAGGTATTTGGAAAGGATTGGTAATGGGAAAGGTTAAGCAGACATTGATTGAGGATTTTGATCCAGAGTTGAAGTATGGTTTTCGTGTATCCACTGTGATGGAACAGAACGTGTTGCATGTAGCGATGGATCATATGGTTGAGCATTTACGCGAAGTGGCTTCTGAGAAACTTAAAGATGCGGTTTCTGATGCCGCCACGGCACGTCAAGCCAATGATGATGTTGAAGATCTTGCGGAACAAGTAGAGCGACTGAGGTGTGCCGTAAAGCTTCGACAGAAATTGTTAGGTCAATAGGATGGCTGCATATTATAACGAGATAGAGCCGTATGCTGCACAGTGGCTACGCAATTTAATNAAGGAAGGCCACATCGCGGATGGTGTGGTCGATGAAAGGAGCATCAGTGATGTCAGACCAGATGAGCTTTATGAATTTAATCAATGCCACTTCTTCGCAGGAATCGGAGTCTGGAGCCGTGCCCTTAGACAAGCAGGATGGAGCGACGACAGGCAGGTTTGGACAGGATCGTGCCCATGCCAGCCTTTCAGCCAGAGCGGCAAGCGAAAGGGGATGTCTGACGAGCGGCACCTCTGGCCTCACTGGTTCCATCTCATCCAAGAGTGCCGACCTTCAACGGTCTTTGGAGAGCAGGTTGCGAGTAAAGACGGACTTGGTTGGTTCGACCTTGTACAAGCTGACATGGAAGGAGCGGACTACGCCCTTGGGGCATTCGATCTCTGCTCTGCGGGGTTCGGTGCGCCGCACATCAGGCAACGACTTTGGTTCGTGGCCGACACCGACGACACGGGATCACAAAGGGGGATATATCGGAGGTCGGATACGCAACGGGAAGATCAGCACGGACACATTAGATGTAGCGGCACAACTGACTGGGTGGCCCACGCCCAACGCGACGAACAACGGGAGGGGCGAGGAGCCAGATGCGAAGGAGAAGCGCGGCATGAACAAGGGGTTGAACCCAGCGGATGCGGCGAGGTTGGCAGGGTGGCCCACGCCGACAGCGAACAACGCGACGAAGGATTGCAATCGGTATCGGGAGGATTTCCAGAACGGATTGGGAGCGATAGCGAGTTTGACAACGGGATGGACGACACCGTCAGCGTCGGACGGAACGAGGGGGGGAACTGGGATCACGAAGGGGATGTCGGGAAGCAGTTTGCCACAGATGTCAAAGATGGTGGAGGCAAGCAGACTAACGGCTTCTGGGGAGATGTTGACTGGCTTGCTTGCAGAGATGCCAAGTGGAGGCCAGTTGAATCCAGCACATTCCCGTTGGTTAATGGGGCTACCTCCAGAGTGGGACGACTCCGCGCCTATGGCAACGCGATCACGGCGCAAGTCGCCCAAGGCGTGATTGAAAGCTACATGGAGGTGAGGTGATGGTAGACTATAGGGTTATAGGAGACATTCGTAAACGTCTTAGTATTAGGCAAAAAGATTTGTGTTTAGATTCAGGTCTATCACAATCTTTGATGTCTAAGTATGAAAACGGTTCAGTTAAAACTCCTTCTTTCAGTCATCTTAAAGCTATAGCTGGAGGATTGGGATTAACTGTGGATCAGTTGGACGATGCTTGTGCCAACTGGGATAAGTTTAATGAGATAGTTAGACCTAAGACCGACAAGGTCAGTTATCATTATGTGATAGATCGTTTGGAAGGGATCATGGATGCATATGATCCCAACCACCACGACAAAACAGATTTGAAGTATGTGTACTCAAAGCTAAAGGAGTTCAAGCATGAGTGCATCTACAACTTAGGAGTTCAGCAGCGGAACGAACATAAGGAGAAAAATAAATGACATTCTGGAGATTAATTAAAGTATTGTTGGGGATTGAACCCAAGCCCATCGAGGATGTACCTTCGTACTTGGCTGGCCCTGGAACCGTGGACTCTTGCGCGTACCATTCGGGAACGCGCAGGGATCAGGTGCTTGCGGCATTGACCCGTGCTTCGGGCACGGCGCGACAGTTATCGACGCGCATGGATTTAAAGCTTTCGATTGTCCGCACTAACTTGACTATCCTACACAAGGATGGGTTGATCAGGGACACTGGTAAAAACACAGGACAAGGTAGATCCGCAGAGAATATCTGGGAGGTAGCAGAATGATAGAATTTTTTACGGCGTTGTTGATTTATTATCCATTGCAGGAAGACGAGATGATCAGCGTTGTGTGGTTTGACAGCTATGCGAAGTGCGAGAAAGTTTTGCGTTCAGATGCATTACATATTTTGTACGAAGACAAGGGTGATGTTCACATTGCGTGTGACAAGACGCATGTCATGAGCAAATCCATTCGTCCTAAAGCAAGGCCCAAGAATCATGGGTGACGAGGCCTTGAACCCAGCGCAGCAGTCGGAGTATCGATGGCTGCGCCATCAGGTAGATCGTTTGGAGGGGGAGAGGTATCGCACTGATGCTCACCCTAACGTGGAGCAAGATTTGCACAAGGCTCGCAGAGAGTTGAGTGAGTTCGTATCAGATTTAAGAAAGTGGGGCGTGAGTATATGAAGATACCACACATTAAACAGTTTGAAGATTTTTATCGCAAGGCATGGGAGGCGCAGAACAAGGTGGACCTTGCTACTAATCCAAGGTTGAGTCCAAAGAAGGAAACAAAAGAAAAGAGGGTTGCTGATATTGAAGGTAAGAAACTAACCGCTGCGGCGAACACGGTAAACAAGTTACTGCGTAACGGGTTGAGTATACTGGAGATTGCGGACGCATTGGGTCAAGACTTTTTGGACATTAAAAAGTTGGTTGTACGTTATAATCTTCCGACAGTACTGGAGACAGAAGATGAACGCGGGCATTGATTTAATAGCTGATTTGTTACGCAGTAAACAGGATGAATTAGACGAGATTGAGTGGGAAGATCCGCGAGATCCAAGGATCGAGGGTCTGCTTCGACAGATCCGCGACTACGAAGATAAGCTTAACAAAGGAGAAATATATGAGCCAGATTTTTGATATAGATAGTACGAGAAAGCAGCAGATAATTGTGGAATACATAACGCCAAGTGGTAGTGGGTTTGCAGTTAATCCACAAGGGGAGCAAGTATTTATGAACGCCCGTCTTGTGAGTGCAATGAAGGTGGAAGCAGGAGATACTTATGAGGCATTCTTATTGCCGAACTACCCAGACAAGAAGGAGATGATCCCGTGGAGAGCGATGCGAGTTGAGCCAACAGAGATTGATCTTGGTTTGGGGCACGTATCTGGGGACAAGAATCCCAATAGGATTATTGAGTACATGCAGGCTCATGATGACGGGATAGCTTGGACGATTACGGAGTTATCGGAGGACTTGGAGATGCCTCTTGACGAGGTGAAAGATATACTTGACGAGCATTCTAAATCATTCATGAAAGTAGATGCATATATCTTGCTACCTGCCTACAAGTAGTATACAAACAACCTACAACAAAGGAGCAAGTGATGGTTAAAAGTAAAAAGAACGAGCGTAAGTTCTGCAATGTTGCTCTGTTACCAGAGGATCATGAGATGTTACGCAACCTGGCGGATGAAGATCAGCGGAGTATGACACGACAATTGTCTGTTATAATAAAAAAAGAGTGGTCAAGGTTGTTTGAGGCTGCTAACGTATAGGTGTTGAAACGCTCAACATAAATCGCTTGCGGTTTTTATTGCCTCATACACTAAGGGTCGTGATGTTTCATCCGACCCTTTCTTTTTTTCCCTTCCATCAAACGCTTTGGTTCTTTGGAGTAGCCTCTGATCTTGGTAACGTTGTCGCGTTTCATGAGAGTGAGAAACTCTTTGGCTATGTCGGGTGACAGGCCAGCCAGATCCTCCACTTCTTTGGAGGCGGACTGTAGATTAGTCCACCCCTTTCTGTAGTCGCAGACTGCCTCGATCAATTCCTGATGGGTTTTAAGTCCAGCCATTCTCTTGCCTTTTCTCCTAGCACTCTGGCTCCTATGTCTATCTTGTTGCGGAGTGCGTCAACAATCTTCTCGTCGATGGTGCCCTCTGATATGAGATCGATATAGGTTACGTTATTCTTTTGACCAATTCTGTGGGCACGATCCTCTGATTGGATACGAGTCTCCAGGTTAAAGTCGTTGGCATAGTACACCACTAGGTTTGCTTCGGTCAACGTGAGTCCATAGCCAGCAGTCGCAGGGTTGCCTACAAAGAATCGGAGCCGGGAGTCTTTTTGTTGGAAAGTTTCCACTATGCGTTGTCTTTCGTCGTCTGTTGTGTCTCCATAGTAGGCCGCAGCTGTACCTTCTCCGAATTTTTTGTTGAGCATCTCTGTGATCTTGATGATGTCGTATCGGAATCGGGACCAGATGATAACTTTACCGTCGTGTTCTTGCATGATTTCTTCAAGCGCATCCATCCTTCGGGACGCAAAGTACTTCATCTCTCCGTCATCTGTCTTGAGGTGCCCCGATAGAACCTGTTGNATACGAAGCATCTGCGTGATCACTGCGGGAGCGGATACCATCTCTCCATCTTCGAAGAGAAGCATGGCTTGTTGCTGTAATTGNGTGTACATTTTGCACTGTTCGTCGGTGAGAGTAACGTATCGTGCCGTGTATATTTTGTCGGGTAAATCCAGACAGTCTTTCTTTAACACGCGATAACTAAACTGAGTTATCTTTTCTGTTAGTTCATCGAGGTTCTTGTATCCCACAACTTGCTGGAAGGACTTGGCACCCATGGCTCTACGTTGCAGCACTGCGTACCTGGCTTGGAAAGAGTAGAAGGACTCGTGACCCAAGATACTGGGACGTAGGAAGTCTGCTTGTGCGTAGATATCCAGCGGTGATTTTGTAATTGGAGAGCCAGTCAGCAGTCTTTTATACTGGAAAGCTGCGGCTATTTTTGTTAAAGCTTTAGTGCGTTTGGCCTTGTGATTTTTGATCGTGGTTGATTCGTCAATCGCAATCATTCCCCTTGAGCCAAACGCACGAGCCAACCATTGCCCTGCCTTCTGACCTTTGACCGTGGAGAAGGACTCGACATTCATGACGAAGATAGTCAGGCCGTCGAACTTATATCTGACTGACCGCATTTCTTCTGCTTGTTTTTTGTTCGCCCCG